GGGGTGGGAGGTAGGAATAATGTGTACCTACAAACACAGGGCATTTCTACATAAGTAAATTTTTACTGCGTTGCATGAGTCCTGTCTGGTTGGACAGTTCTGTTGTTGCCAACAGCGAGCACCACCTCTGACTCATCACCTTAACTAGACCATTGCCAGCAAGTTTAATTCAGTCACTCCCATGTCAGGTAGCGAACCCGACATTTATATTTATAGCACGGTTAGGAACCTTTGTCAAGTCCTTCAACATGGTTTCTGTATGCTGTAACTTTCTTTAACAAATCGTTAAACATCTGTAGTACATCCATGTTTGGATCTCCACCAAGCAACAGTGCTGCTTGCTTCATGTTCTCTTTGATAGACTCTGCCTCTGGATCATCAGTCAATTGAATACGAGTATAAAATATCTTTTGTTTCTCAATTAATTCAATCAATGCATCGAAGTATTCTAACTGTTGTTCCTTCTTCAATAGAGGAAGGTTCATAGCAGACTTGAAACAAAACTCTTGGAGTGTTGTCATCTCTTGTATCGTACCACGTACGAGTTCTGATTGAAAGAATTTTCCCATTAGACTAGAAGTAATTTTGCTCTTGATGTTTTTTTAATAAAGTTTAGTTCCTGTGCTTCATATTTAATCTTTTCTTTGAGTGGTTTCGATAGTAATTTAGGTACTGATTCCACTTCAATCTCATTCACTTCACAGAAATGTAGAACTGCATCAATATAATTCATGTCAGAATTATGGACAGCAATCTTCTCAACTTCCTGCGAAAACTTTGCAGGTGTCATAAATTTATCCTCTAGTAGTTTTGATTTATCCATATTTGTTTTGGTACTGGTCGATGTATTGAATGAGTTTCAAAAGAAACTCTTTCTTTGGTGGGATTACTTTCACTTGTGTCTCACCGTTTTCACATGCGACAATAGTCACCAGTTGTTTAACAGTTATACCATAAATCTCCTGTAAACAACATGCATATGCTGTCTCTTGGATATAATAGTCGTAAAGGTAAGCCTCTCTCTTAGGTTCGGCAGCAGTCTTAAAGTCTATGATGGATAAGACTCCATCAAATTCAGCAATACAATCAACACGACCAGCAATTTCAAGATGATCAGAGTATAGTGCTGCCTCTTGCAAGAATATATTATTTATCCTGTCTAGCACACACTTACTTGTATTAAACATGACTACAGGTAAAGGAGAATCCTTGTAAGAATCTATGTCTAGATTATTATTAAAGTAATCTTCAACGATAGAATGATACGTTGTTCCTCTAGTGGTAGAACGTTTACAGATAGCATCTGCTTTAGCATTACCTATCCTTGCTCTCCACTTTGCAATGCCAGCCTTCTTAGCAGGGTTATTACTAATGACTGTAGTGATAGAAGGATAGTTGCGACCACTAGGTGTGGCATACAACCTCCTACCTTCTACCATCTTAGCATCCATTACAATAGGATTGATGTCCTCCTTGTGTATAAACATTATAAACTGAGCGACATCTTACTAATGAGGTAAGACTTTATCAATCCAGAACGAACGATATCTCCTACCCCAAACTCAACCATAGAAAACTCATCCATGTTCTCAAGGATGCGTTGGAAGTCTACGATACCATTCTTCTCTTTGTCTCTAGTTAAGTCTGTCTGATTTACATCACCACAGAACATAATCTTAGAGTCTTGACCAACACGAGTCATGATAGAATCAAGCTCGTGGAAGTTAAGATTCTGACACTCATCAACAATAACAATAGCATTGTCAAGAGTTGTACCACGAAGGAACGATGTAGACCAGAAAGAAATAGTCTCTTGGTGCTTAAGATTTTCATATAACATTTCGAAACTAGCATCATCAGGCATTTCAAACTGTGCCTGAACCATATTCTTGTATGGTATTTGATAGATGTCAGACTTATCTTCATGATCTCCTGGTAGGAAACCAATCTCTCTTGTTGCTACAAGAGACCTAACAATATAAACTTTATCATATGGTGTGAAGTCACTTAGTACATCCTTGAGTGCAAGATACAATGCAATGAATGTCTTACCTGTACCAGCACAACCATAAGCAAAGATGTTTTTATCTTCACTCCAATCTTTAAAGAACAACTCTTGGTTCTCTGTGAGTGGTTTGATGTCTGTCATGTAAGACGAATCGATAGGCTTCTTACGCCTCATCTGTCTCTTAGACATCTTAGTTTTTCTTTGTTTAACTGCCATAGTTAACTACCACCCCAATCATATCCACGACGATCAAATCCTTTATCAACCTTACCAACTCTACCAATGACATCTTTCCAACCTGGATGTGTCTTTGACATTTTATCACGCCAGTCACCTACTTCAGTAACATGGTTACCAACACCTGCTTGCCAATCTTTATGCCAGTCAGGATTATCTTTCAACCACTGATCATATTCTTTCATTGTCATTCTCAACTCCTGTTTCTCACCAGTTGTCTTGTGTATTAAAGGATAGGTAGGCATGTTAGTTCCACTCCAATGCGTTAGATACAATAGGAAATTCTTTTTTAAATATATCTCTACACATCTCAGCAATTTCCATGTGTTCTTTCTGAGTACCATGTGCAGAACGTAGATCAATATAGTGTACCCATGAGCGTACACTACCAGTCATATATAACCGAGTCGGTGTAGCAAGAGGTAGTACAAACCGAGCACACTCCTTAGCGATACCTGCGTGAAGCATCTTCTTATACAGATCAATACTAGCATCAAAATGCTTTCGCATCTCAATCTCAAAGTTCTGTCGAGTATGAGGATCTATATCATCAATACTATTCTGTCTATTCTTTGTATCCTGACGACGTAGTTCAGGCAAAGGAATATCCTCTCTAATATGAGAGACATCTGCATACCTCTGAGAGAACTCTTGGTATGTAAATGATCTATGCCTTAGTATCTGTGCAGCGAGACCACGAGTAGTCTCAATCTCCACAGTCATGTGTGCTTGCTCAAAGACCGACCAGTGACCGTGCTTTATGCAGTAGCTTAGTAAACCAGCGACGTTTGGATTGTCTTGGTTGTTCGGGTTGCTCACCCTCGCCACGTACCCCATCGTCTCTTCTGCCTTCGGGGTTACTGTTATCAGTTTCACTTGTTGCATACTTTTTCTTTAATGATTTTCGAATATACTTGGCGTACTTGACATCCTCTTTAGTATACCACTCTGGATGCTTTTTGGCAAGCTTGATTATCCTTTTCGCTGTCTTCCTTTTGTCCTTTCTCTGACTCTCTTCCACCATAAGGCTAGTCTTACTTCATTAGGTATTTATATCGGACTTTCAACACAAAAAAATCCTGGAAAAAATTTTCCAGGATTCAGAGAAATCAAATTGTGATTTTGATTTATGCAGCAACTGGTTTGTTGCTGTGCTTCACTCCACGATAAGTCATCTCTGACTTAACAGGTGCTGAAGCTTTGCGTGTATCAGTGTCGTACTTGACACCACGATAAGTGACTTGTGCCATTGGGTTTCTCCAAAGTAGTAGGGTGTTTAGTCCGTTCCTTTAGTCAACTTGTGCGTCCCACTCACAATGAGTTGTTTCAATTAACACTACGCTGATCATCTCAGCACGTGTCTCGTCTTCTATCTTAAACTCATTGATCTTATCGATAAGAGCTTGAGCTTCAATACAAGAAAAGGCGGTTGCGATAACTGCTAAATGAACCATAGGATGAACGATCCGTTCCGAGTCGGCTTACTTGCGACCTCTTACGAGGTTGAACGATGTGTTAATACTAACACAATTATATTATATAGTCAAGTTGGACTGTAGTCCTTGATACATTTCTTAAGATTCGTATGAATGTGGTATGTAATCTGGACAGAGCATAGCACCTGCAAGTTCTCTAGCAGATACACTCTTATCACATAGGGTTTGCATCCAGATCCGTTCCTTTAAAGAAACTTCACCGTCAGTTGACATCATTCTACAAACAATATCAGTGAGCTGCAACTGGGATGCTTTGCTTAACTTGTTGGATGGCCGCAGGAAGGATAGCATATTCTTGTCTCTGTATTTTAGGTGTTAATGTTTCTACTGTATCATCAGGTTCAATGGGAACTTTCAATTGAAGTATCACTTCACCTGAATCTAACTCATCGTTCACATAATGAACAGTGCAACCTGTTTCCTTATCACCTGACTCCAATGCTTGTTCGATTGCATGAAGTCCTTTGTACTTAGGAAGCAGTGATGGATGTAAATTTATTATTCTATTGGGAAATGCTTTAACAAATTCAGGTGAGATCACCTTCATGTATCCAGCAAGAACAATAAGATCAACTCTCCATGCTTGCATCAGTTGAATGATTTGTTCCTCATCTTTATGTTTTATATAACAATGAGGGATACCGAATTTTTCTGCTCTCTTGGCAGCACCACAGTCCTTCTTGTTGTGTATCATCAACACAACCTCATCTTCCCAACATGATCTAAGGATATTTTCGAAGTTGGTTCCGTTGCCAGAACATAATACTCCTAATCTCATGGCATTAATGCGATTAATTTATATAGAATGTAACAATTAATACTCCACTAGTATGTTACCAGACAAAGTTGTACCAGTATTTCCAGGTAATACTTCATGTCCTAAGAAGGATGGAAACATTACTAGAGATCCTGGTTCTGCACATGGTCTGTAGTCCATCGGGAATACCTTTGAGCAGTCACCCATATGATTCTGAACCAATGGCATGATAGGATTAATGAATGCAGTCTTGGATGTTACATCCTCATAGATGATGAAACTCCACTGTGCATTCGGATGAATATGATATCCTTGATAGGATCGAGGATCATATTTGTTCCTCCACATACCAGTGAACTCAATAGACTTGGGTATGTCTTCCAAAGATTCTAGCAGAGGTCTGACTACTGTCAACAGGTACGACCATGTACTGTCATAAACCTTAAGACCACTATTAAAAGTGGTGAGCACACCACTCTCCCAAGTAGGTGCGAACTCACCAACGCCAGTCTTTATTTTTTTCAAGTTAATCTTCTCTTGGAAGATTGGAATAGCAAAAATTTCTTTTTTCATTCACCCCATGGATCTTTAATGTCAACAGGCTTAGTCTTTTTCTTTGGCAAGAATTTATTAATCCATTGCCACAACTTCTTCATGACCTACCACCCCATTGTATCTGTGGAAATGCTTCAGACACACATGCTTTAGTGATCTTCCATCTCTTACCAAGTTTCTTATCCTTAACAAGTACAAGCACCTCTGCTTCACCTTTGTTAAGACCCTCTAGCATTTGAATAAACATATTCTCACGCTTGGTGCGAGATACATTTGATCCACCCTTAAAGAAATGATGTAGCAACCTAGCCTCTTTCTCCAAGAGTGTGTGCTCTGTACCTTCTGGTGCATCATTAGGTGTGTAAGGTACGCTGCCTTCTGGTAGCAGACTAACCACTGTGTCATCAAAGTTAATGATGAACAAAGATCGCAGTGCTTGAGTGTTATACTCTTTCAACAATGCAATCTTTTCTTTCTTTGTTTTTGCGTTGGATACTTTTTGTAGTATCTCATGCATCAGAAGTTTCATCTATTTCATCCTCATTAATAAATTTTACTGATAGTAATTGTTCATTGATCATCATTCCATTTTCATCATACATTTCTGGGTGATATGCTACCTCATCTCTAGACCACATGTAATCATGTGCAAAATCTTTTGCTGTCCAACCAACAATGACCCCGACACATAAAAATAAAAATGATAATGTAGCCGAGAAAAAAAGAATCGTAGTATCAGTCATTGTACTTCTCCAGTTATGATGGTGTGTTCTTCTCCCATCTCAGATCAATTACAAAATAATAATTGCGTCTGAATACAGAGAAGGCTTTCTTAAAACCAAAACCTTTTTTAGGTATGGGATCTTTCTGTTTCCTCCTAAGCATTAATTCTATACCTTTATTTATGGACAGATCTGAAGGGTTATTCTTATCTGGCATTAATAAATCCTTTTTTAATTAACTCTTTGGCAGTCTCAACCAGACCTCCAATAGGTTTGTCATCAATTATAACATACGGATAACCCTTAGCATCAGGATACTTTTCCATGAAGGCATCACGGTTACCGTCATCAATTTTAAACTCATCAAAAGATAAGTTTGCTTTCTGCATCAGGAGTCTCATCTGTTCACAGTAGAAACATCCATCAGTCGAATAGACTTTTATATTACTAGACCAGACTCTTTCCTCTGGTTCCAAATTTCCATGCATAAAAAATGGGAGGGTTTAACTCCTCCCATTGTATCAGATTGTCAGTTGTGTGTCAACCTATTGCTGGAGCAACAAGTGCTACCTCTGAAGTCTCAGCAGCAGCAAGGTCGAGTGGGAAGTTGTGTGCGTTACGCTCATGCATAACTTCCATACCTAAGTTTGCTCTGTTAAGAACGTCACCCCATGTAGGAACAACCTTACCATTAGCGTCCACTACAGACTGGTTGAAGTTGAATCCATTCAAGTTGAATGCCATTGTACAGATACCCATAGAGGTTAACCATACACATACAACTGGGAATGTTGCGAGGAAGAAGTGAAGTGAACGACTGTTGTTGAATGATGCATACTGGAAGATTAAACGTCCGAAGTATCCATGAGCAGCAACGATGTTGTATGTCTCTTCTTCTTGTCCGAATTTATAACCGTAGTTTTGTGATTCGTTTTCTGTTGTTTCTCTGATTAGAGATGATGTCACGAGTGAACCGTGCATTGCAGAGAAGAGTGCTCCTCCAAACATACCTGCAACACCTGCCATATGGAAGGGGTGCATTAGAATGTTATGCTCTGCTTGGAACACAAACATAAAGTTAAACGTACCTGAGATACCGAGTGGCATACCATCAGAGAATGAACCCTGACCGAATGGATACACTAGGAACACAGCGAACGCAGCAGATACTGGTGCAGAATATGCAACACAGATCCAAGGTCTCATACCCAAACGGTATGAAAGCTCCCACTGTCTGCCCATGTAGGCACTGATTCCGATAAGGAAGTGGAAGATTACCAACTGATATGGACCACCGTTATACAACCACTCATCTAGAGTAGCAGCTTCCCAGATAGGGTAGAAGTGTAGACCAATAGCATTGGAAGATGGAACTACAGCACCAGAGATGATGTTGTTTCCATACATGAATGAACCTGCAACAGGTTCACGAATCCCATCGATATCGACAGGAGGAGCAGCAATAAAGGCTATGATGAAGCATGTAGTTGCAGCGAGTAGGCAAGGAATCATTAGGACTCCGAACCAACCGACATAGATTCTATTCTCGGTTGAAGTTACCCACTCACAGAACTCAGACCATCCAGATAGCAATCCTTGCTCTCTACGAGTAAGACTTGTCATTGAAATTAAGAGTACAATTGAGTTAGGGTATGATGAGAGATGTGACCCCCATGATCTCGGTTAGAGGGTATAAATGATGAGCATTTGCTCACCGATCTATTTAGTGTAACACAATGTTAAGTCACTGTCAAGTCTCATTACGAAATCTTTTCGCTACTATAAGTTCTCCTAATACCTGTTTGGTATAACTCACCAGCAGTTTAAAGAAAGACTGTGACGCTTTACCCTGTAACTCATCAAACATATACATGTTCAACCTGAATGCATAGTTTGCTTCTGTTATCAACGCATTGACCTGTTGTTCATCACAACCTAGATTGTCAAGCGATGCTCTGTAATTGTTCTTGAACTCTTTAGCATTAGGAATGCTAGGAAAGTCATAGAATGCTAGACCTACTCCCACTGGAGGATTGATAACACGTGCTGCTATCTCTCTCAGAATCTTTCCACCAGATAGATCACCAATGTACCTAGTATAATGGTGTGCTATTAGTAGATAAGGATCTGTCTCTGCGATCTGCTTAATCCTATTGACATATGTGTTACAAGCCTCTGAAGGTTTGATAGTTGTCTCCCAATAGGATCCATAATAATATTCTAAATCTTTTGCCAATGATTCTTTGCGTTCTAGATCTTCAGACCTAATTGCTTTGACCATTGAATCTTCTGTGGAAGATATAGCTTCTTCCATAGCAGAGTAAACAAAATAAAAGTTCGCAATCAATTTGCGATACTCTTCTGGGTTTACCACACCCCTGAGAAAGGATGCAACAAACTTAGTGTTCTCTGCTGCCGAGTGGGATTCTTTAGTTCCCTCTTTGAGTTGCTGTGCTAAAGTCATTCTTAAAATATTTGTTAATCACTTCAATTTGATCATGGTATCTTGAGATCTTATCCAACTCAACACCGATTGCCTCAGTGATGTCTGAATGCTCTCCAATACCTGCTGGATGTTCTAGATAAACTTCAACGTTTGCCTTATGCTTTTGGATCTCTCCATTGGCATGTGCTAGAACTGCTTTTAATAGAGTGTCTCTCATGTGTAAGTATCCCATTAGTAAAGATTTTCCTCCTGTCCTAGTTGTATTTTAACATTAGATGTAGGTTTTGCAACACATGTTAATACATATCCTGCTTCCATTTGTTCATCATCTAGGAAAGACTGTTCTTCTTGGTCAACTGTGCCTTCTATAATTTTACCAGCACATGAGCTACACGCACCAGCACGACAAGAGTAAGGAGCATCAGCACCTGCCTCTTCCACGACATCGAGTATAGTCTCGTCATCTGCACACTCCACTGTAGTCTCGACACCTGAAGTGTCAATCACTGTTACTGTATAAGTAGCCATTGTAACCTAACAAAGTATATTATATAGTTCACTTGTTAAAGTATGTTTCATAATATTTAACAAGTCCGAACGAAACGTTGAACTTGCTAGACCACTCTTCAGCACATGCTTCTGCACTCTTACCAGAGTAACCAAATCGTTCTAATATTATGAGACATTCTTTAGTTGACATGT